ACATCGACGTGCACATCCGGTGCCGGCCCGGTGTCGGCGGGGGCGGGCGGGGCTCCGCAGGGTGGCGCGAACTGGCCCAGGTTGGCGCCGACATCCTGCAATGAGGTGACGCGCCGCATGTACGTCTTGTTGGCGTCCCCGTCGTAGGCGACAGCCCACCCGGCGAGGACGAGCGCGGTACCGACGTCGTGGATGTAGTAGGGGCCGTCGGTTTGTAGGTAGGCGAGGGTTCGGCCGTACCGGTCGACGTCGACACCGGGTTCCTTGTGGAGCTTCACCGTCTTACCGCCCACCAGCGCAGTCGTGTAGGCGGTCGCGCCAGGTCCGGCGCAGGTGTTGGCCTCCGGGGTGTCAATGCCGAGTAGCCGAACCTTGCGGCCGTCGACGAGTACGACGGTGTCACCGTCGACGACGCGCGCAACGGTGACGAGCTCACCGCCGGGGTAGCAGCCGTCTTCGCCGGTGTAGGTGACGGCACCGGGGGCGCACCGACCAACGACGGGTTCCTCCACCGCTACCGCAGCTGCCGGAACGGTCACCGTGTCAACCGCCGTGTCGTCGTTGGCGCGAGTGAGGGTGCTGCAGGACCCGACGACGACGACGAGCGCGAGACCTGCGACCCAACGGTTGCGCCGCGCTTGCGCGGGTGTGCGTGCCCTCATAACTGGGTGTTCGCCTTCCGTGGCCGCGCCGTTACTCCCGAGTTTCCACGCTGCCGCAAGGGCACGTGAGCAGGACCCCGCAACGGGGAGATCAAGAGGACCGCCGCAATGGCTGAAGACCCGAACGACCTGTCACAGCTCGACATCACCGACGCGGACGCGGAGAAGCTCCTCGCGGAGCCTGACGCGGACGTGGCCAAGCCTGAGCAGCCGTCCGAAACGGGCGACAAGGACTGGAAGGCCGAAGCCGAGAAGTGGAAGTCACTGTCTCGGAAGAACGAGAAGGCCGCCAACGAGCACGCGGCGGCCCGCAAGAAGTACGAGGACGCCAACAAGTCCGAGTCGGAGCGCCTCCAGGAGGAGCGCGACTCACACAGGTCTCGAGCCGAAAAGGCTGAGGCAGCTCTGAAGCGGCGGGAGATCGCCGAGGAACGCGCACCCGATCACGCCACGCCGAAGCAGATCGCGCAGGTCGCGAAGCGGATGTCTGGTGATGACGACGACGCGCTCGCCACCGACGCGGACGAGCTGTTCGCGATGTGGGCACCCACCCCGAAGGACGAGCCACCTGCGTCGTCGAAGACGCCGTCACGCCCTCAGGAGCGCCTCCGTGGAGGTGCTGAACCGGACGACGAGCCGGGCCCGACAGATCCGCGCGCGCTGGCGAACTTGATCCCGCGGCGCAGCTGAATTTCCACCGCACGGCTCGCCACGGGCCGCCAGCGGGCTCCCCAACTGACCTCAGGAGGTCCCCGTGGCGAATACCTTCATCAAGGCAACCAAGATTGCCGATCAGGCGCTTGGTCTGCTGGAGCGGGAGATTGTTCTTCCCGCGCTGGTGTGGCGCGACGCGGGAGGCTCCTTCGAGGGCGCCGCGGGCGACACCATTTCCCTTCGAGTCCCGGCCCGCACCCAGGCCCGTACCCGCCCCCTTCGTGGCGCGCGAGGTACGGCGTCTGAGGGTGAAGGCATCATCACGATGGACAACCTGATCGAAACCAAGGTTGACGTCACCCTCGACACCGCCGTGTACTCCGCGGTTCCGATCACCGACGAGGAGCTGTCGCTCGACATCACCGACTTCGGTCTCCAGATCGCGGAGCCGCAGGTTCGGGCGGTCGCTGAGGGCATCGAGAACGCGCTCGCAGCGGAGATGACCGGCGCCACCTACGCCACCACGGTCACCCTCACCGCGGACCCGTACGACGGCATCATCGACGCCCGCACCGCCCTGAACAAGGCGAACGTGCCGATGACGGAGCGGTTCCTCGTCCTGGGTGCGGACATGGAGGGCGCGTTCCTCAAGTCCGACGAGCTCCACCAGGTTGACAAGGCCGGCTCAAGCTCGGCGCTGCGCGACGCGGTGATCGGCCGTATCGGCGGCTTCACCGCCGTGGTGTCGAACGCGATCCCGGCGAACGTGGGGTTCGCGTTCCACAAGACCGCGTACGTCCTCGGGATGCGCGCCCCCAAGGTCCCGGACGGCGCCAGCTTCGGTGCTTCCCGGGCTGCGTTCGGTCTGTCGATGCGCTGGATTCGTGACTACGACTTCCGCAACGTGCAGGACCGCAGCATGTTCGACGTGTACATGGGCACCAACATCGTCGCCGACGGCGCGAACGAAGCCCAGACGATCACCGAGGGCGGCTCCGGTCTGACCTCGTACACCCTGACCTACGCCGGTCAGACCACCGCCTCGATCGCCGCCGCTGCTACGGCAGCTCAGGTGCGGGCCGCGCTGATCGCGCTGTCCAACATCGAAGAGGGCAACGTTGAGGTGACCGGCGCTGCGAGTGGCCCGTACACGGTGACGTTCGCCGGGCACCAGAACGTGGCACAGATGACCGCCACTCCCACGGGTGGTACGGGCACGGTCACGATCGCCACCGCAGTTGGTGGTGGTACGGACAGCTTCGTTCGCGCCGTCAAGCTGACTCTCTGAGCTGTGGCGACGCTGGCGAGCGTGCCGGACGTCGAACAGCGACTCGGCCGAGTCTTCACCGACGCGGAGATCGGCCGGGTCACAGCTTTGCTGGACGACGCCTCGGAGCTTGTGCGCCTCGAGGCCGGCCGCACCTGGGTCGATGACGACGGGAACCCGTTGCCCATCCCAGGTGCGGTGCGCATGGTTGTGCTCCGCATGGTGGATCGGGCGATCCGCAACCCCGACGGTTTCTCCGCGGAATCTGATGGCGACTACAGCTATCAGCGAACCCAGGTGGAACCGGGCATCTATCTGACGGATGCGGAGCGGGCGATCCTGCGCCGCGCCACCGGCCGCACCGGTTTGTGGACCCAACCCACCACTCGTGGTGAGCCGGGCTGCAACACGGTGTGGATGGAGGACTCGTTCGGGTTCGAACTGTTCCCGGTGGATGTGCGATACGACGACTGCTGAGGAGGGCTCGTGTCAATTTTCACGAGTGGTCCTCACACCGTCACGGTGTTCCTCGAGGAGGCCGGCGTGGACAGCCGCGGTAATGCGGTGCGGTTCGCGTCGGCGACTGGTGTGGTCGTCACCGGATGTTTGATGCATCCGGTGGCGTCCACGCGTGGCGCGTTCCCTGCGATCGACGTTCGTGCAGGACAGCAGGTGGATGCGTCGTGGAAGCTGATCTGTCCGGCGTCGGTGCCGTTGGAGTGGTGGTCCCGAGTCGAGTGGACCGCGGCTGGTGGGGCACCGCAGGCGTTGATGAAGTTGACGATCCTGTCCGGTCCGCTCCGCCGGAATGTCACTGCCGCGACCGCACACATCACGTGCACGCTGCAGGAGGAACGCTGATGGCGACCGTGAACCCGCGGTGCAACGACATCGTCGCCCACCTCCGTGGCGTCATCGGTGCCGTCCACGACACCGCGAAAGAGGGAGCCGCCCGTGCGGAGGCGGTCCTCGCCGCGCACCACCACGAAGGGCACGCCCGGATCACGGTGACCCGCGGCAGTGTGGACTCTTTCGTGAACCTTGACGACACCCGCGGCGATCGTGCAGCGGCGGCGATCGAGTACGGCCGCTCCGGCGGTCGCAGTGGGGCATCGCAGGGGATCAACGCGTTGGGTGCGGCGTTCTGATGGCCACGTTCAGCGTCGACTACCTCGATGTTGTCCTCACCCTGCTACGCGATCAGCTACCGCTGGTGCGGGACCCCTCCGATCCGGATGTGACGGTGATGTCACGCATCCCGGACCACATCGACGCGTTCCTCCCGTTGGTGGTGATCCGTCGTGTCGGCGGTGACTCCCCAGCCCCCCGGTTCTACGACGAGCCGTGGTTGAACACCCAGTGCTGGTGTGCCCCACCAACCGACCCTGGCACTGAGATTGATGCCGGGCGGGCCGCGTTCAACCTGGCCGATCAGGTGCGCCGCATCTTGTGGACGGCCCTGTACGAGCAGCAGGTCGTCGCAGGTAAGGGCTGGATCACGAACGTGCGCGAGTCCTCTGCGCCGCAGGAGATCGGTGACATCGACCGCCCCCAGCTGGGCCGCTACACCGCCACCTACGAGCTCCGGGTCCGCCCTGTAACCGCCTGACCCCCTCGCTTTACCGCACCACGCCTCCACTCCCCGGGACGTGGCTGTTCGTCATGCCCCTGTTGGGGCCCACCGAAAGGAAGCCCCAAATTGGCACTCACTGATGCCGCGGTCGTGATCCCGGGGACCGGGTTCATGTACCTGGCGCCGGCCGA